TTCTGTATTACAGGACAATAGATATCCAACTAAAGCTGCAAAATATTGGCAGTGTGTAAGAGAACAATCATCATACTTAGATAACCTAATGACTTTATCGTTTGATTATAGAAGAAACGAAGCAAAAATAATTTGGTTAGAAAAGAAAATAGATAAAGAAGAAGATGATTATAAAAGAACTAAATATCAAATAGATTTAGATGAAGCTAGATTTGGTAAAGCATCTATGGAAAAAGTTGCAAAACATAGAATGAGAGAAATTAAAATGTGGTCTAAATTAAAAGGTGAATTTAATGACGGATCATTTAATGACAAAGATGTTAACCAACATCAACTTGAATCATATGGATTACAGTATCACGAGAAAGCAAAAACACTAAATGCTAACTCATCAGAGTCTGAAGTATTTAATGTAATGGGACAATTACAATCATTACAAAGAATTAAAAAGTCTGGTGAATTAGAACAAAGTTATGAAAAGAAAGAACAAATAACTCAACATGGAAAACCCAAAGTTTGATTTTATATTTTTAGGTCAATCAATTTTAAAGTATCAGGTACCTTTTAATATATTCAACAGTATTAACAAGATCTATGAACAAAATTTTCATAATCTAGAACCTGCTAATAGTCAGTTAGTAGGTAAGATAGAGAATGAACATTCTTTATTTTATCATGGTCAAGATCAATCAAAAATGAAAAACCACAATATGTTACCAAAAGATATAACAACTTATTTTATAGAAATGTTTAAGCATTATTTAGCTTTTAATAAAATTAGAGGTTATGATTTACATCTAAATTCTATATGGGTTAATGAAATGAAACAACATGAATATAATCCAGCACATATCCATAGAGGTATGTTGTTTACTGGTTTATCTTCTGTAATGATTTTAAAGTTACCATCAACATATGGTAAAGAATATTCAGCAGGACATGTACAACAGAACGGTAGACTACAGATATTAGGAGCAGCTAATGGTCAGTTTGCAAAGATAGACTATCAACCACCCATGGACCTCAGAGACTTTTATATATTTCCTTATGATATGAGACACTGTGTATATCCGTTTAATGGAACGACAGAAACTAGAAGAACTCTTGCTGCAAACTGTGATGTACAGTTTGATCCAATAAAAAATAGAGGTGCAATATAATGGACAAACAATATTACATAGATAATCACATAGGGTTATTTAAAAACTTTATGCCAGATCAATTGATAAATGATTATACAAATTACTTTAATAAGTGTGAACAACAAGGAGCCATATATCCTCGACAACAAGATGAGACATTAGTATCTGATAATGCAATTGATACTATAAGAGAAACAAATGTTGCATTAACCTATACTAATAAACCTTTTATAGATATATTTTTTAAAGATGTTTATCCTTTGTACACTCAAAAATATTCTTATCTAAAACAATTAGCTACACATAATATTTTAGAAGTTAAAATACAAAAAACTAAAATAGGTGAAGGTTATCACATATGGCACTGTGAAAATTCTAAAATGAAATCTAGAAATAGAATACTAGCTTTTATGGTATATCTTAATGATGTAACTGAGGGAGGAGAGACAGAATTTTTATATCAAAAATGTAGATTTAAACCTGAAAAAAATACCATGTTGGTTTGGCCAGCACAGTTTACACACGTTCATAGAGGCAACCCACCTTTATCAAATGATAAATATATAATAACGGGATGGGTAGAATACGGATTTTAATATGATAACAGAACCACGATGGAAATCTTATATAGTAGAAACTACAAAACCAATCTTTACACCTGAACAATGTAAAATGATTATTGCTGCAGGACGTGCTGAACCTAAGCAAGAGGCTTATGTTGGACATGCAAAAGGTGTTACAGGTGGTGTATTAGATACTAAAACTAGAACTTCACATATTAGTTGGATACCATTTAAAAAAATGGGAGATATGTACAAAGACATTGAGCAAATTATGAAAACTACAAACGGCAATCATTTTGGTTTTGATGGAATGCAAATAACAGAGATGGCACAATACACAGAATATCCAGAAGGAGGATTTTATGAATGGCATGTAGATAACGATGTAAACTGTCAACACGAACCACCTGTAAGAAAAATATCTATGACTTGTCTATTATCACCAGAATCAGAGTTTGAAGGTGGTGATTTAGAATTAATGAGAGAAGGAAAAATTGCAAAAATAAAACAAGGTCATGCTATATTCTTTGCATCGTTTATAAGACATAGAGTAAAACCAGTTACACGTGGTAGAAGACAATCACTTGTTATGTGGTTTGGAGGGACACCGTTTAAATAATGTATAGACATTTACATTTTCCAACTCCTATTTATATTGCAGATATAGAGCACCCAACTTTGAATCAAGAGTTAGAAAGAGATATTATAGCTTGGTCTAAAGAAGATAAAGGTATAACAAGAACTAATGTGCAAGGTTGGCATTCAACTACTAATATGGCACACTTACCACAATTTAAAAAACTAGTTGATATGTTGTTTGCATGTCAAAAAACAATATATGAACAAGAACATTTAGATTTAGAACCTGTACTTGGTAATATGTGGGCTAATATAAATCCACCAGGTGGAATGAATAGAGCACATCAACATCCAAACTCTTTATGGTCAGGTGTATATTATATTAAAGCCCCTAAGAATTGTGGTCATTTAAAGATAGATGATCCAAGAGCATCAGCTGCAATGTATAGACCTAAACAAAAAGAAGGTCCAGTACCTGAAAGATTATTTAGAGAAACACATTACGAACCAGTTGCTGGAAGATGTATTATGTTTCCTTCTTGGTTAATGCACTGTGTTGATCCTAATGAATCTGATGATATAAGAATATCAGTGTCTTTTAACTTTTTACAAAAAGGTATGTTTATATGAGTTTTGAAACTAATAAATATCAAGTAATCAAAAATGCTTTGTCCTACGAGCTAGCTAACTTTGCATTAAATTATTTATTACTTAAAAGAGATGCAACAAGATTTATGTATGAAAATAATCTACACTCACAGTCCTCGATCCTTGGAACATGGACCGATAAACAAATACCTAATACCTTTTCTTGTTACGGTGATTTTGTAATGGATACATTACTAGTTAAGATGTTACCTGTTATGAAGAAACATACAGGCTTGAATTTAATACCAACATACTCCTATACAAGAGCTTATAAAAAAGGTGATATATTAAAAAGACATAAAGATAGACCTAGTTGTGAGATATCTTGCACACTTAATTTAGGAGGAGATTCTTGGCCTATATTTATAGATGGTACAGGTGCTGATAATGTTATTAATGAAAGACAAAATATTATAAAACCCAATGCTCCAGCAGGTACGAAAGTCTTGCTTGAAGTAGGGGATATGTTAGTATATAGTGGTTGCGAACTCGAACATTGGCGAGAGCCTTTTGACGGAAACATATGTGGCCAAGTATTCTTACATTATAATCATGTAAACGGCCCATTTGCTGATAAAAACAGATTTGACGGAAGACCTATGTTAGGTCTACCATCAGGTGTTAAATAGTATTATAATGGAGTCGTATGCTACAAAAGATAGGTTTTCAACCAGGTATTAATAAACAAATCACACCTACAGGTGCCGAAGGTCAGTGGATAGATTGTGATAATGTTAGATTTAGATACGGTACACCAGAAAAAATAGGTGGCTGGAAACAGTTGGGAGATGATGCTCTTACTGGTGCAGGTAGAGGACTTCATCATTTTGTAAATAGTAAAGCTAGAAAATACGCAATCATTGGCACAAACAGAATTTTATATGCATATTCAGGTGGTGTTTTTTATGACATACATCCTATTAAATCTACAACAACGCTTTCAAATGCATTCAGCACGACCAACGGATCAAACATTGTTACCATAACGTTTAGCTCTCCACACAATATTGGTGAGCAAGATATAATATTATTAGATAATTTTACTACAATAACTAATTCTAATTACACAGCCGCTGATTTTGATAATAAAAAATTTATGGTTACAACTGTACCATCAAGCACAACTATTACTATTACAATGCCAGGTAATGAATCTGGATCTGGTGCAACAACATCAGGTGGTATTAGAGTACAGCACTATTATCCTGTAGGACCAGCTGTACAAGCAAAAGGTTTTGGTTGGTCTCTTGGATCATGGGGTGGTGAAACAGCAGGTGAACCAACAACAACTTTAACAAATGGTATAAATAGTTCTGTTACTACAGGAATTATATTAGGTGATGTATCTCAGTTTCCAGATGCAGGTACAAACTTTATAAAAATAAATAATGAAGAAATGTCATACACAGGTATATCTGGTAATGAACTTACAGGTGTTACAAGAGGTGTAAGAGGAACCACTGCTGCAGCTCATAATGGTGGTGATACAGTTACAAGCACAACAAACTTTGTAGCATGGGGAGAAGCTGCATCAGGTGATTTAGTTCTTGAACCTGGTATGTGGTCATTAGATAATTTTGGTGACAAAGCAATTTGTTTAATTCATGATAGTGCTGTTTTTGAATGGAACTCTGCAGCAGCAAATGCAGAAACTATTAGAGCAAGTATTATATCGGGTGCACCAACAGCATCACGTCATATGTTAGTATCTACACCGGATAGACACTTAGTATTTTTTGGAACAGAAACAACTATTGGAGATACATCTACACAAGATGATATGTTTGTAAGGTTCTCAGATCAAGAAGATATAAATACATACGTGCCTACAGCAACCAATACAGCTGGTACACAAAGACTGGCCGACGGATCACAGATCAGAGGAGCAATCAGAGGTAGAGATGCAATTTATGTTTGGACTGATACAGCGTTATTCACACAACGTTTTGTTGGTCAACCATTTACATTTGCATTCGCGCAAGTTGGAACTAACTGTGGACTTGTTGGACAAAATGCATGTGTTGAAGTTGATGGTGCTGCGTACTGGATGTCAGAAAATGGTTTCTTTAGATATGCTGGTAAGCTAGAATCACTACCTTGTTTAGTAGAAGATTTTGTTTATGATAATATAAATTTACAATCTGGTAACCAAATGGTGTCAGCTGGATTAAATAATTTGTTTGGTGAAGTTATGTGGTTCTATCCAACAACAGGATCATCAGTTGTCAATAGACAAGTTACATATAATTATTTTGATTCATCACCACAAAGACCTGTATGGACTGTAGGGTCACTTGCTAGAACTATGTGGGCAACACAGAAGGTAGAACAGTATACTATGAACACGAAACAGGAACTGATCAAGTTCAAGGTGGTTCAACTACCGCTATTGTTGCAAGTATTGAATCAGGTGATTTTGATATTACACAACAAAGATCATCACAAGGACAACAAACAGGTGTTGCAACGTTTAGAGGAGATGGTGAGTTCTTAATGAAAATTAGAAGATTTATACCAGACTTTATATCTCAAACTGGTAATACACAGATTACATTTTTATTGAGAGATTTTTCAAACGACACACAAT